ACACGAATTGCTTGAACCCGTTGCTGCCAGTAGCTGTGCCGCGCTGGCGGCGAGGCAGCTCACCCAAATATCCAGCCGCCCGCAAATAGCGGACATAGCGCATGGCATTCTGTCGGTCGCTCTTCTCTTTGCCCCGCCCGGCATCAGCCACGATTTCGCCAATCGTGAACCTGTGACGCACACGCATGGCGCGCCAAGCACGCTCACGGAAGGTGTCGCGATGCTGTGGGACTTTTCCCGTAGGGCCTTTGGGGCCGGATGTGATCACTTCTCCAGACTCGGCCGCAACGCGTCCAGCTGGAGTGAGCTGATAGCATCCGGCTCCCATGCGTTCGAGATAGTTCCGGCGCAGCAGGAGTGTGGCGGCATTTGAAACCTGACGGCGTGTCAAATCCAGCTCTTCGATCAACTGATCAACTGTCAGGCAACTGCCCGCCTTGAGCGCCTGCAACAACATGGTTGGTGCCGTGCCTGGCTTCTTGGGTGTCATTATTTCACCCCCGGAACAGTGATCGGTTTTCCAGACGTCCGGTCACTCATGATGACCTGTCCCGCCATGTCAGCGACTGTGACGCCATCTGGCCCATAGTCGATGCGCCGCCCGAACCGCTCGATTGCTTTGACCGCATCGAGAATTTCACGATTGAAGCCCTTTGAAGCCCGCCAGACAAAGCTGACAAGGTCGGGGGCGACCGGCACCTCGCACAGCCCGGTGATCAAGGCTTTGGTGTCATCGAGGCTGGAAGGGCGAAAATCCACTTTGTTCGGCGCGCGGCTTTCGATTTGTGGAAAGCGGCGCAGGTCATCACGCAATTTCCCCATACCCACCATGATTGTGGGCAATGATTTGAGGTCGGAAATCCCACGAATGGATTCCATGATTTCAGGACGGCGCGACACCAGATCGCATTCATCAATGACCAGCCCAAACACGCGATCTTCCAACGCCGCCCGATCGGACCGATCTTGAAGCTCTTCCATCACCCGCGCGAAGCGTTCACGCTTCCCTCGGATTGTTTGGTAGGACACGCCCAGCTCGGTCAGGAGGTCTTGAATGAACCAGCTGTAATCCCAGCCCTTTTGTGCCCGCAGATAGATGCTGCCCGTCTGCGTCACCCAGCGGCTCAGTGTCGTTGTCTTACCCAAGCCGGGCTTGCCATCAACAACGACCATACAGGCCTCGACCGCGCCACGCTCATCCAGCGATTTCAACGACCCGACGAAGCGGCGAAAGTTCTCTGTCTCGACAAATACGTTTCTCATGTTATGCTCTCCTCATTCCTGAATTCCTGTTTTCTTGACGTTTTTGGGTTAGGCGACGACACGGAGGAGGTTCCTAAGCGCCTCTGTGTCGATGCCGGACAATCGGAACAGTTCCCGTGCAGTCGAGCTGTCCATGCATTCCCGCAATAGATCGGCCTGTTTTGGGGAAAGCTGTTCGGGGTTTTCCAATGCCCAGGCTGCGAGTTCTTCGTCCGACGAGAACACCCGGCGACGCGGCATAGCAGGTTGGGGAGACGGGTTATCAACCGCCAACTCCAACGGGCGCTGTTCGACAACATCCGGTACCGAAGGCTCCAGACCAACCGGCGGCATCACCACATCAAAGCCACCATCGACCAAGAAAGGGGTCTGCAACTGTGCGTCAACGCGATCCACTTTGTTTTGCAGCCGCTTTTTCTGTCCCTTGGCGCGGGTTTCCAGTGCCTTTTGCTCATAGGATAGAGGCACATATCGTTCTGCATTGGCCATGAAGCGTGCCACGCAAATCAGCCGACCCGGCTGGCCCGTGGTCACATCAAACTCGCGCAGCCACACCTTGTCCGCCTGGTGATAGTCGTAGCCGACCATGACTTTTGTTTCGTGGTACGGATTGAGCGCGTTGTCGAAATATGTGTTGCCGTTCCAATTCACCTCGCAGCGCCGCACCGTGCGGATTTCATATGGCCGGAACAGATCATCGGCCTCATCGGGCTCGACTGCGATCGGGGAAAACCCATCAGAGATATGCGCGTCCCAAGCCTCATTGGGGCTCATGTGACGTTGCCGCCCGGTTGCCGGATCAATGAACTTCGGCAGCGATCTGTGTTCTTTGGCGTTCACCTCTTCGACCATCGCCAAACACAACCGGACGAACTCTTGCCAGCTCGGCAGCAACCGTGAATGACCAAACTCAGCGATGTCTTTGCGGGTTAGCTTATGGATCTTGTCAGATGCCTCTTTGTCCATGTCGCGGCCCATATATGTGGGCAGACGCTTGGCAAGTGTGTCCCAAACTGTGTTATTCGGTCGCTCGATCAGACCTTTGGCCTGTGATCCATAGGGGGCCGCGTGCATCTTGGTGATGCCCAGACGGCCCATCAAGCCGCTGACATCCGCATCCATCGCCTGATTTTTATATCCGGCCCCCCGGTCCACATAAAAGATCGCGCAAATCCCGTGCTCGACGCAGCCACGCCGCAAGGCCTCAGCCACCGTGCGCTGGTTCTCAGATCTGTCGAGAGAAATGCTGACGATTTTGCGGGTGGCCACATCCATGACTGTTGTAATTTCCGGGCGGATCGGGCGTTTGGTGACCGGGTCCGCGACCTCGGCGTCAAACGTTTTGCCGTCCGCCGTATAGATCGTTGTCGGCAGCATCCCATCTGTAATCCGCGTCACATAAGCCAATCTGGAGCGCAGCGTCAGCAGCCCTTCGCGCCCAACATTTTTTTCGATATTGTTCAGCCGGTTGCGCAAGATATGGCGCACTTGCGACAGGCTGATTTGCTGCTCCGATGGCGGGTTGGTTTTTAGGTATTCATTCAAAGCGTCCGTAGCCGTGGGTTTTGACGGTCGGGCATAGAATTTGAGGAACCCTGCAAAGCCCGGATGAATGGGGGCTTTCGTCTTGGGTGGCACCGGTGCCAGAGCTGCCACACCGCGCACGTCACGCTCTTTGAACCATGCATAGATCTGCGTACGCCCAATCGCCGCACAGTTCTTTCGGTCATTCGCCGTGATCAACCTTTCGGGAACCAGTTGGAAACCGTCCGCGGCAGAGATCAGCAACGGTTGCGCCAGACTGGTCGCCTCGCGGTCTGTCAGGATTTCACCAGCATCACGGCGGGCTTCGATTTCCTGACGCTCTCCAAGCTCCTTCTGTGCCAGCAGAAACTTCTTGATTCCCCAAGCTCGCATCTGCCCTTTGGAGATCGCATAGCCCTCAATTGAGGCCAAAACCTCGGCTCGCGCCTCCATGGCTGCACGGGCACGTGGCGACAGTGAATGAGTCCGCAGGGCGTCCATCATCTGTTGATCCCGCGCCACCGCAGCTTCGTGGCGCGATTTCATGCTGTTGCGGATCTCCCGCCCCTCAAGCGCCAACCGCAACCCATCAGGCATCAGCGTATAGTGGTATTCCCGCCCGCCACCGCGCCCCGCCCGCTTGCGGCACAGATCCTTGCCTAGCCCATGCCAACCGGCGCGCTCGGCGTAATCTTTCACGCCCTGAATAGAGTGCGGAAAATGCGTCAGCCCGCGCTCTTTGGCCAGGTCCGCCATTTCGCGCGCGGTGAAGAAGATTTGGGTTTGAGTTGCCGACATGTCGTTCATCTTTTTGCCCTCTTGTGAGCCAGTAAAACTTTTTTGCGGGCCAGCATTTCTTCGATGTGATCATCCAAAAGGCGTTCTTCGATTAGCCCGGCATATTCCTCTTCAATGACCGTCAAACCGAATTCACCGGGCACAAACCCCAAGGCGTCACGCGCCCCAGTCACCTGAACCAGGCCGATAAAGGCATCCAGCGGGATACGATGATCCTCCGATCCCTCGGACGACCATTTGTTCAACATTGCCTCCGAGATCGGACGGTTCAGAAAGGCACTGATCCCCGATGCAACGTCAGACCGACGCAGCCCGTCATCGCGCGCATCCCGCAAGGCTTGACCAATGATCCGGGCGATTTTGTTATCCAAACGACCGCGCCCGATGACATCATTGCTGTACCCGACAGCCACTTTAGGTGGCTCCCAGCTAAACAGATCTTTTGTCAAAGGATCGCGGTAACGGGACATCAGATGCGGCCCATCCGTTTCAGGCTGGCGATCACCCGATCGGCCTCTTCGTTCAAAAGCCGGTCAAATGCCTCGTCTGGCAAGGACGCGAGGCCGCTGCGGATCGACGCGACTTTGCGCTCGACCGCATCTTTCGCCCCCGCGCCCGCCAAGACCTGTATGGCCCCGGCAACATTGGTGACATCGCTATTCACATCCTGGATCAGATCAAGAATGCGTTGCTGGTGCATCGCACCTTGATCAGACAGGGCTTTCAGTTCTGTCTGCTTGCGGGCCAGATCCGTCCCCGTCAGGCGGGCGCGGGAGGCGGCCGCAAGGCCCGTCCAGATACTCACGGCCATGCGGATCGTGCGCTGGGAAAGTCCGATTTTTTCCGCATTTGCAGCGGCAAATCCGAAGATTTCCTGAGGTTTCTGATCAACTGGCAAACTTTGCCGCTTGATCGACTTGCGA